AACAGTCTTTTGCTCACTAAACAAACCAAGGAACGCATTCAAAAGGATGTTTGCTGTTTACCTGACATCGAAGAACCCTATGTGGAACTTTCTTCTAGAAAAGACGGTTCTGCAAAGAACCACTCTTCGGAAGTCCGCGATTCAATCGAAGACGGAACAAGGAATGTCGTTTGCTGTACAAACGGAAAACGTATGGTTGATATCATGGATATTATTAGGAGACTGAATAAACACAACGAAGAAAATTACAAATTCAAGATCTGGTTGGATGAAGCTGATAAGTTCGATAATTATATCGAAACAATCTTCATCAAGCTGGTACAACTGCATAATAATGTTGAAGTTTTTATGCTTACCGCTACTCCTCAACCGATTTTTAAAAAATATAAAGAGCTTAGAACTATGGCATTAGAAAATACCACCCTTCCTATGTATCACGGTTGGAATGACTGTGATATTCAAATCAGGGAAAATGAAAGTGGGACATCAACTATTGGTTTTGCGCGTCAAATTGCTGATGAAATGTTAGCAAATGGCGAACTTATACCCGGTGCCAAAGGATATGTTCCCTCTGACAGAAAGAAAAAAAGTCACGATGGTATGAGGGACATGTTTGTCAATAAGGGCGTTGCTGTGTTTGTGGTTAACGGTGAAGGTGTGGAACTTACACTACCCCAACCTTCACCCCCACCTTCACCCCAACCTCCCAGGATAAGGATCCCGAAAACAAAAGAACTTCATCAGCATATCATAGAACTTTACACCGACTATGACGTTTCGCGGTGGCCATGTGTGATTACCGGTAACATATGTGTCGGACGAGGTATCAGCATTCAGCAACCCAATTTCATGTTTAATTTCGGCATTCTGTCGAATTGTGCTAAAAAAACAGAAGTATCGCAAAATGCTGGACGTTTGAAAGGTAACTTCAAGCACTGGGAAGGATACGCACCACCTCGTGTGTATACCACTGAAATGTTCGACAAGATTGCGAAAGAATATGAGACCCAGTCTCGAGAAATTGCTAGAATAGCATTCGAAAAACTTGGCGGACAAGAAGGTACGGCTATTGTCACAAATACAGAGGTTAAGAATGTTATTTGCTCTGAGACAAGTCAAGAAAGTTATGAAGAACCGGAACCAGTTATTAAGATATTTACTGATTTTTATAAAGCTAAAACATATGTGAAAGAAGAATTAGGTAATAAACGTGGTCCAAATAATCCATCTAAAAATATTAATTCAGATGGATTTTATAAGAATAATATTCGGGGTAAGACATCAGTAATGGATACCAAAGAAGTATATAACAATCGAAGATGGGGTATAAAGACTGCAGGCACATTCAGACTACATTCTTGTTATGAAGATATAAATGATCAGTCATCATTACAATTTTGGGTAATTCATTACTGAACTCTTACACCCGAATATAACCAACCTTCACTACAAAAAAACTAAAAAATCAAAAAAAAACAAAAAAATTAGGAGGATTAGTCCAATAGGGACTTTTTCTCATTTTTTGTTATTTCTCTCTTGATACTATTCTTGATACTATACTTCATACTATACTTGATACTATACTTGATACTCTTTTATCTAGCAAAGTAACCTTTACTTATTTATCTTATTAAATATTTATGAAGAGAGAAAATACCATTTTATTATATTTTTTTCCTGAAATCTCTGACTATCATTTTTTTTATATTTATCTCTCAATACTACTGCACCATCAGCAAGCAGCACTCCTCCACCACTCCACCTACATTATATGCCAGACCATACCTACACACACACACACACTAAACTTCTTTGAGAATTATTATTATAAATAATTAGATAAAATTGATTACTAATAATATCTATAAATAATAATATCAATATGAATATACCAGATAATTGGATAGATTTTACAAGCTTTATAGAAAAAGATAACAATTTAAAAAATAAATATAATGAATTAGAAAATTTTATTAATAATGAAGATAAAAATAACAAAATTTATCCACCTATAAATCTCCGTTTCAATGCACTTGAAAAAGTTTCACCTAATAATGTTAATGTTGTTATAATTGGTCAAGATGTTTATTTTAGAGAAGGACAAGCAATGGGATTAGCATTCTCAGTTCCAATAAATTTTAAAATTCCTCCATCACTTAAAAATATCTATAAATCTATGATTAAATATATAGGAGATTGTCCCAAAACAGGTGATCTTACATATTTAACAAATCAAGGAGTATTATTATTAAATTCTGCTCTAACTGTTCAAGAAGGAAAACCTAATTCACATCAAAAAGAATGGAAATTTTTCACAGATGAATTAATTAAATGGTTATCTAATAACTATAAAAATATAGTTTTTATTTTATGGGGTAATTATGCAAAAAAGAAAAGTAATTTAATTAATAAAAATAATGATCATTTAATTATTGAAGGTTTTCATCCTAGTCCTCTCGCACACAGAGGTGGGAGCGAACATCCATTTTTATCAGTTGATTATTTTAATACCACAAATAAATTTTTAGAAAAAAAAAATAAATCTATTATAAATTGGTGATATTATATAATACTATTATATAATGCCATCTGTACCATCACATTACGTTCCCAAAAATTTATCTAAAAAAGATAAAAAAATAATAAAAAAAGAGCTAATAAAATCTCGTAAATTATACAAAAAAGGTAAATATTATACTAGAAAAAAAGTTAGTTCATTTAAAAGTAAAAAATCTAATCATATAGATAATGTTAAAAAAATATATAACATTGAACAAGTTAAACCAAATAATAATTTAGCAAAGAAAACAGGTTGTAGTATAAAAGCATTAAAATCTATAGTAAAAAAAGGTCAAGGAGCATATTATTCTTCTGGTTCAAGACCAAATCAAACAGCTACTTCATGGGGAAGAGCTAGATTAGCTAGTTCCATTACTGGAGGACCTGCTGCAATATATGACATGCAAATTCTTAAAGATGGATGTAAAAAAACAAGTAAAGCTTTAAAACTCGGTAAAAAAGCTAAAGAAAATAAAACAAGAAAACATGTGCAACTTGGTGGTAAATGTATTGGAAAGCGCAATGGAAAAGATGGTTGTAGACGCTGCTGTCGTAAAAATATACAATGTTTAGTTAAATGCATGTCATCACCAAGCATAGGTGGAATGGAAATGAAAGAAAAAATTATTAAATTTGAAAAAGCAAAAAATCCCAAAAAAAAATATTCAGTTATTGTTCAAGATAAAAAAACAAAAAAAATAAGAACTTTAAGTTTTGGAGCAAGCGACTATCCTCAATATAGAGATAGTACGCCCTTAAAATTATATAGTTCTAAAGATCATGGAGATTTTAAACGTATGCAAAGATATTATTCTAGACACAGCGGAACCAAACATAGATTAGAAGCTATTGAAAAAGAAAAAAAAATAAATAAAGGTTTCTATACACCAAAAATATTAAGTCATATATATTTATGGTAAAAAAAGCTATATTTTATATTAATTTAATTATATGAAAATATTCTATTATTATCATATTTCAAAAACAGGCGGTACTTCTATAGTTAATTTTTTTAAATATATTATAGAAAATGTTCCTAATTGTATTTTATATGATTATAATGATTGGAATAAATTAACACCAAATCAAAAAGATATAAATTTTGATGTTATATTAAATGACGATAATATAAAAAAATATGATTATATATTTATACATCATCATCATGGATATCATGGACTTATGCATTATAAAAATTTATTAATTAAAAGAAAAAAAGAATTAAAAACTAATGGACATGATCTAAAAATTTTTACCACAATTAGAGATATAGTATCATTTAATAATTCTAGAATTAATTATTTAATTAATGAAGGAATATGGAGAGGAAACATAAATAATTTTTTAACAGATAATATTCATTATAATATTCAAACAAAATATTTATTTTTTTGTTGGCATGGTGAATGGCCTTCATCAAAAGGATTAGGTCCAATAAATATTGATATTGTTAATAATGAAATAAGTGAAAAAAACATAGATACATTATCAGAAACTATAGATTTATTTATTGAAATATCAAATTTAACTACTTTTTTAAAAACTTTTTCCGAGCATTTTAATGTAACTTATAATTATAATATTAAAAGTAATACATCTTCTCATACCATTAATTTTAATAGTAATATAACTCAACTATTAAATAATAATAAATTAGACTGTTATTTACTTAAAAAATATAGTAATAATAATAATTTTGATAATGAAGTTTATAAGTTTTTACAATAATAAAAATATTATTACATTAAATTGAAATAATTTAATGTTATAAAATTTAATTATAAGTACAATGACACATATATTTATCAAAACTAATGTAGAATATAATGAATATTTTATTCATAATCACTGTTATTATTTATTAAAGGAATTAAAAAAATATAAAGATACTTATATTGATATTAATATTCCAAAAATTATATCATATCATGAAGAAAAAAAAATTTTAACTATGCAAAAAGTACACGGAGATAATATATCAAATATATATGGTGAAGAGTTTGAGAATGTTCCAAATAATATTATTAATATTATTAGACAATGTTTGTACTTATTTGACCAATATCTTATAGATTACATTGATATTACTGGATACAATTTTATGTTAGATAAAAATAAAAAGTTATGGATTATTGATTTTCAGCATGCTAAATATAGAAATAAATTTGAAAAAAATAATAACTTTTTGTCTTTATTTATAAATGGTAAAAATAGTTGGAATCCCGAATTTAAATAATTATTTACGTCTTTGTCTTGTTGATTTATTTATATACTTTCTTTTTTTTCTTGTTGATTTTTTATATACTTTATTTTTAATAGTCCCACCTTCAGTTGGCTTATTAACAGTTTTTTTATTTAACCAATCTGGAATATCAATAGACATCGCTTCTTCTAATTCTTTAGTATAATTATCTAACATAACTTTTGAATTTTTAAATTCTGTAAAATAGGCATTTGTTCCTCCTAATTGAGTTGTGGCTGTTACCGAAGATGTGTCCGAAGAAATAGGAGCATTTCTTAAATATCCTACACGTATTAAAGACATAAATTCATAATTACCATTAGATAAAAACGTTGAGAAATCGTCAAGTGATAAATGCAAAGATATAAAATCCATTAAACGACTATCTTTTGGATTAAAATACATTGGTTGAGTAAAATTAATACCCGGTTTATAATAACTACTTGCACGAATTTGAACAGGTAAATCAGGATAAAATATTAATTCTAAATTACTATATGGTCCACGATCAACTAACTTTTCTGCTAGTAATGTATAATTTACAATATTATATCCTGGAGAATTTGCAGGATTTATAATTACAGTCTCTCCTTTATTTAAATATTTTAATAATAATCTAATAAATTCTTTTTTAATTTGAAAAGATTTGCTATCATTGGGAACAATTACTTTAACAGTTTTACTATTAATTTCTACTGTTTCAACAGTAACATTACTCTCTTGTATTAAACCTTCTTCATTGTTTGGCTTATTTGCTTCTTTAATATTTAATTCAACTATTTGATTTGTAGTTTCTCCATCTGCAGATGGATGTGGTTTGTTTCCAAATTTCTCTTTATATGATACTATTGTTAAAGGATATGCAGCATCTTCTGGATATTCAGGATCAACATAATCTAAATCATATAAATTAGCATTTCCATCATCTAAATATTGAACATCACCCATATAATGATAATACCAAAATAAATATGGTAAAAACATACTTTCTCTTATTTGTTTTTTTAAGTTATCTATTTCTTGTTTAAGATTTTCTTTTTTTGTAAACTCTACTGCTTGTTCAAGTTCTATTTGTTTTTCTGCCAATTCTTTTTTAAGAACTTCATTTTTATTATTAATTTCTTCATCTGTCATCTTCATATATTCTGTAAATCCAGGCAAAATTTCTCCGCCTTGAGAGCGTGCCTTATCAATTAAATGTTTAAACATTATATATTCATACGTAATTTCTGAACAAGGGTAGACATCTTCAAGAAAATCATAAAATTTTGGCTGTCTATTATTTGATGCTCCCGCACCCGCTGCGGTATCTTCACTTGTAAGACAATGAGGATGTTCTATTATAATAGTAGAATCCATTTCTGGTTTATTATAATCATAAACTTCAGACATCATTCTTTCATCGTAATCAAGCGTTAACCACAAATATTCTACAGGTAATTGTATTACCTTCATCCACGTTAAACAACCTTTAGTATTAAAAATAAGTGATAATACCCTATCATCAGCTTTACCTTCCATAGAAGGAAGTTCAGCAGTGTTTATCCATAAGTTTAATAATCTATAAGAAGCTTCTGTAGCATTAAAAAACATTGTTCCACCCGATGTTTCAAAATTATATGGATCATACATTATACTTTCACTCATTTTCCAATTTGCTCTTGGATCCATCCACCAACCTCTTGCCATAAAATCTATTTCTGTCATATCAAATATACCAGGATACTGTTTTATATGCATATCTCCATCTATATACAAAACACCCAATTCTTTATTTCCAGTAACAGCCTTTGCATATGGTGAATTACATAATTCTAATGCTTTTGCAATAAATTTTGGTTTAGCATTAATAGCTAATTGATATCCTCCTGGAGCAGCAAACTCTGGATACTCAATTACTAAATAATTACAACCTGCAGACCGACAGGATCTTTTCCAATCATCAATCATATTTTGAAACAGTTGAGGTGGAACATATTCAAAAATTTCAATTAATCTATCAAAAATAGAAACTAATGGTGTTCCCTCTTTAATTTTTAAAGTTTTAATTAGTTCATTACCTAAATCTGTTTTCTGTTTAACTAACTTATCTACATCTTGCTTTTTAACACTAAATGATGCTTCTAAATCATCTCTATTGGCTAAAGGATTATTTCTTGTAAAATTTTCTTTCTCGCTAAGATATTTAGCTTTCACATCATTAAATTCTGTTTGAATATCACTAAGTTTAATTAAATTATCTTTATTTTTAATAATACCATCACAAATTACTTTGTATGCTTTTGTAAATAATTCTTCTGTATTACCTTGCAATTTAGGTTTAATTACTGAGATTTCTTGAGATAAAGTATCATCAGAAGCAAATAAAAGTTTACATGGATCTACTCGTTTTTGCTCTATATTATAGTGTTGGCACACATCAGCCATATAATGTTGAACCATTTTTAAAACATATCCCATTAATGTAGGAAATTTATTTGGTGATTCAGCTAGATTTTTAAATATAGCATTTACTGCTTGATTTTGTTGTTCAACAACTTCTTCTTTTGTTTTTTCTCCTTGTTCATTAATAATTCTTTGTTTGGTTGAATATATTAAATTAACAATAAGCTTATTACATTTTTTTATGTAGTCTTCATAAAAACTACCACATGGTCTAGCTATATTTCTATTATTATTATTTCTACCCCACCAATATGTAACTACAACAAAATTACTATTTGGGTTAACTGTTAAACCTTCATTAACTGCTTGAAACCACGCTGTTTGATCACCATTTTGTTT